CCACCCAGACACAGGAACCAGACCTGCTCGCCGATGGATGGTGGCACCCAGACCTTAAACGCCCCTGCCCGCTGCGCCGTCCAGCGCAGCCAGGTAGTTTCCAGTCCGCCGCTCTGCACGCGAACGCGCCAGTTTTTCTCGTCAATCTCCGTCACCGTGCCGCTGCGGGCGATGTTCTCCAGCAGGCGAAGCAGTTCGGCAATTCCCATCAGCGTACCCCCAGCGAGTCAATCACCTGGCGGGCTATCGCCATGCGGTCGGCCTTACTCAGGCCCAGCAGCTCACGGCGGGGATAGGTTGCCATTGCGCCGCTGTCGTTGACTCTGTCGCGCAGGCCGAACTGATGGACGCGGGCGATACGCGCCGCCACGCCGGAATACCCCACCTCTGCACCGTCAGCGGTGGCGCGGGTTTTCAGAAAACGCGCGGTACGTAAACGCCGGAACATTGGATCGGCTTTAGTGGTATTGCGACGCGTCTCGTTAAAGTTGATATCGAGATACCGCTCAATGTCTTCGCGATAGAACGAGCGAACTGCGCCGCGCCCTTCATCAAAGCCGGTCAGCATGCGACCGCGACGGCCACGAACGGCCCGCCAGTTACGCAGGCGGCGGTTTTCACCCTGCCAGACAAAGCCGATCCCGGCCTGTGAACGCAACACGCGACGACGTCGGGACGGGAACTTTGAGCCGTCCGGCGCTTCCTGCCTGCCGATGCGCTGGCTCTGGCTCCGGCGCAGCATCGTGCCGACGCCGCGGGCAGTACGCTGGCGCCCTGCCGGAGACATGCCCGACAAAATGGCCGCAAATACCGCATCAAGCTGACTGAACAGCGCATCATCATGACTCATGCCAGCGATCCCCCGGACTCCGGATCAAAGACCGTCTCCCACTCGCCACCGTTGAAACGCGGACGTGACTCGGCAAGATGATCCGCCTTCGGCGTGCCGTATGCGTCGTTTGTCACTATGACGCGCTCCCAGACCGGCACCTTAAACAGAATGTCGGCGACGTCGTCATTGACGATATCGGCGTCAAATTCAACCTTGCGGTTATTGTCGGGATTCAGCAGCAGATCCGGCTGTTGCTGCCACACCCACGCCAGCAACGGCAACATGAGATCGTCAATCTGACCGGAAAAATCCATCGCCAGCACCTGAATGGTGTAGTGGTACATGAACGACGCTTCGCCGGTCGCCTCAATCTGGATATGGCCTTTCTCCACCCAGACCGTGATTTGTTCCGGGTTGGCTTTGCACCAGGCATTACCGGCAATCAGCGCGGCGCGCAGCAGTTCAGCTTTTTTCACTTTATCCCCCTGGCGATACGCCGCAGTTCCAGTTCACGAATGCCCGCCTTGTCGGCGTTGCAGGTATCCAGCGCGTCAAGTAATGAATCTGTCCAGACGGCAAGCCCGCCCCACGTCATCGGCCTGACCGGTGGTGGCGGAACGTCAGTTTTTGCCGTCAGGCTTTCCGGTAAAGGCTCCTGAATAATCTGCGGCGCTGACTTCTTCGGCTCGCTGGTACAGGCTGTCAGCGCCAGCAACAGGCACAGGAGCAACGGCGCAGTCGTTACCGGCCAGTGCAGTTTTGATGTTTTCACGTCGGTGTTCTCCTGTTGCGTTTCGCTGCTGACTGAGTGCTTTCAGTCCGGCCTCTACCTGGCTGACGTCCTGGCGTAGCGCCCTGACCTCGGCCAGTACATCGCCGGTTTGACTCAGTTTTAGCGTGGTATCAGCCAGAGTTTTTTCGGCTGCCTGGCGTTTATTTGTCTCACCGTTAAATCCGATACAGACCGTAATAAACAAGACCAGAAGCACCGCGAATGCGACTATCAATCCTTTCATTTCGCCCCCTTGAGGGCGGGATCAGACAGACACCAGGCTTTGAAGTCTTCCCGACGGTTAACCAGTCCCTGCGAGCGTTTCCCGGCGGAGTTCACAAAGTCCGTCAACCGTTCGCATACGCCCTTCCAGTTACCGGCCTGCGCGTGGCGCCAGAGAGTGGTTCGCACCTTCTGGCCTTTGCCGTTGGTGTACCAGCCCAGCCCGGTGCAACCGACGTTAAGCGTGCCATCGGTCATGCTCTCAAAGACTTTCTGTGGCGCGGAAGCCCCTTTAAATTCACGGTTAACGCATTTCTCGGCGCGCAAAAGATCGTTAAACCAGCGTTCGGCAATCTCGCCCTCGGCGTATTCACGGTTCTCCACCTTTGAGGTGGAGCCGATGCCCACTGTCAGCACGCCCGCCGGACAGTAGTACGGGGTTTTGCGACAGTCCTCATACTTCGCCATCTTCAGCTGAGCCTCCGGACTGGTTCGCAGCGTCTGCGGCCACAGCGTGGCGGCCAGCGAAATGATCGCGGCGGTTGAGCAGGCAATAATGCGTTTTTTCATCGCGGCGCCTCCCGGATGGTGCGGATCAGCTCTTTAACGTCCTGGCGGTTCTCGGTGTCGTCGCGAATCGCGTCGATCAGTTCGTTCAGTAACGCATTATTGGTTTCGTGAATGCGCGCCATGCGGCGGCGATGCAACTCACCCAGCGCGGCGGCAGCGATACCAATCAGGATGCCAATAGCGGTCAGCCAGTCCTTTTGCGTCATGACACCGACGCCCGTCAGCAATGTTGACCAGGAGTACGTCACGCCATTCCAGATACGATTAATCAGCTCCATAGCTGTACGGTCTCCTTCGTCGCCGTGGCGCTGATTTCTGGTAACTCCACCACCTGCCCTGCCTCAAGGAAGAGCTGACCGGCCAGCGCTTTGTTAGCAGCAAGCACGATCTCGGTTACGCCCTGAGTAGTGCCGTAATGACGCTGGCACAGCAAATCCACGGTATCGCCCTGCAAAGCCTGCACTTTCATCAGAACGCCTCCGCAGTGTTGCGCACAGTGCCGCGAATATCGGAGATCGCCCAGCGTGCATCGCGCCACATATCATCGGCTTGCGACGCCAGCGCAACGGGGCGTTTTTCACCAGCGTCGCCGGTGGTGTCCACGTCCCGGTTCGTGCCGAGAATGTGCGCGCGAGCAATGCTGAATACCGCCCGCCTGAAACGGTGCACCTTCACACTTTCTCCGTTCACCTCGACCGCCGGCACATCAGCCAGTCGGGTATACCCCGCCGCCAGCTGGATGGACTGCCAGTCAGCCAGTTGATCGAGGGTGTGGGATACACCTTCGATAACGGCTTGTTTGAGGCGCGAAGTCGTCACCGCGCCATTGATGCGCATCTCCATGCGCACATCGCTCAGGGCAATTTCCGGCCAGAACGTTCCGGCAGTGACTTTCTCGCCACCATCGTCAGTGTCTGGTACATCCTCCGAAGAGGGGATAACAGTGCGACCGGCTACAAGGCTCATCGCGTCATCTCCTGAATGGGTGGCGGTGAGCGGACGGAGAAAAGCAAACGCCATGCGTTGCAGATCTCCGCCCGCGCCGCCAGCGCACGGGGCGCAAGTCGGTTATTTTTTGGCGGCAGGCGTTTTTTTCGCTGTTGTTTTGCGCGCTGCCGTCTTACGGGTTGGGCTTTTGCGGGTGGTTTTCGTCGCTGTGGCGCTGGCCGCCACCGCCGGATTTAACGATACTGCAGCGTCTCCCGCACCCGCGCTGTCCGCTGCGGTGCCTCCGTCAGCATCGCCAGTGCCATCGGAACCATCGGTGCTCTCAGCCCCGTCGGCGCCTGGCTGCGCGGCGGCTTTTTTCACCACACGAGCCAGCCGGTCGATCTCTTTTTTCACCCCGGCGCCCGCATCAAGCGTCAGCGCCTGGCGCAACAACTCCAGCGCGGTCGTCTGTTCTTCAGTTGTGCCGTTACGCAGCGCAAAGGCGCGCACCTTGCAGAGCTTGGCGCGAACCACGTCGGGCATATCACTGCCGGCGGTGAACTCCGCCACTTCATCGAGTACCGCCAGATATGGCGTGACGTCGGTGGTATCGTCTGCCTTGACCTGCACCAGAATCGGATCGCAAATCTCATCGACCAGAACGGTAGCGGCGGTACGGTTGAAGCGGTCAGGCATCAGCAGGCCGTGCGTGACGATGTAGCGACCAATGCGGGCGGCCAGCGCGTAATCACCGGCATCAATCGCCCAGACCATCAGGGTGACAATCACCTCATCCTGTCGGCCACTGTCGCCGTCAAGCGTGCCCTCGATCCAGCCCTCGTAATGCGGCAGCAACTGCCGTTTCATGGCCGCTTTCGCCTGGTCAGACTGCACTCGCTTCAATGCACTCTGATCCATGCGCAGCCGGTGCATGATTTGCTCGTGCGCCGTTCTGGCTGTATCCGAAAGATCGTCGGTTTTGCCATGGCGCTCAGCCATGACCTTCTGAAAATGTTTTTGTGCCGGTGTCAGCATTATCTCTTCCCCGAATAACGGCGGGCCGTGGCCCGCCCTGTGCACGGTTACTCGCCGCCTTCTGCTTTTTCAGCGAAGGTGATGCCGTCGATAAAGGCCACCGCGCCGTAATCCTCAACAATGAAGTCATCGTTAGAGGACTGATACGTTGCCACGCGGTTGTATTCCGGCTCTTCTTTGATCGTCCGTCGCAGGCCGCCGCGCTGGTAGTAGATCGAGAGGTTTTTAAACGGCGTGATGAGGATCGCGTTACCC